GTGCAGGGGAGAGGCCGATATGGGAGGCTGATCAGTTGAGTGGGAGGACAAAGGCGGACATCCGAGAGTTTGTCCTCAACTCACCTCACCCGGAGTCTGCGGCCAGGCTTCTGATCCATGACCGGAAGTACATTACACCAGAGGCTCTGGACGAGATTATCCAGGAGTAAGGGGAGCTGAAGTGGGTCTGACCCAGAAGCAGGTACAAGGCATCATCAAGACACACCGCACAAAGTCCCGCTCGGAGAGACAAGAGTGGGACCGCTGGCGTGCGTGGTATGTCGCCGAGTATTGGGGCTCCGACGAAGACCGTCCGACAGGTTCAACCGACCTGATGGAAGAAGAAGATGTGAACTTCCAGACGAACTACCCCTATGCCTACATCGACACGATGATCGCGAACGTCTGTCCACAGAACCCCCAAGTCACAGTCCTCGCGAGACAGAAGGCTCTTCAGCCCGCAGCGCAGTTTCGGGAAGCCCTGATCAACGATGCTTTTCGTAGACTGAAGTTACACACGACGATGTGGAAAGCAGCCACGAACGCCAGTATTTGTGGTAGAGGTTTCCTCAAGACGGTGTGGGATTTCAAGAGAGAGTCTGTTGAAATCTTTGACGTGGACCCACGCGCGGTCTTCTTCGACATGTCAGCCACTCGCTTCGATGACATCCGGTACCTCGTAGAGGTCACTGTCCTGACGAAGGAAGAGTTCAAGCTCCGCAGCGAAGCCAAGGAGGGGCGTCCCTCCCAGTACGACCCCGCAGTTGCAAAGAAGGCGTACTACGGGGGCTATCCTACTTGGCTCAAAGACTACGTGCGGAACAACGCGATGGTCAACGAGGCCAGCCTCGACGTATACAAGTGGGTCACGGTCTTCGAGGTCTACGACTTCGAGGCTGATAGGTACTTCCACGTACTTGAAGACGTAGAGGACCCTCTGTTCGAGGGTGATCTCCCGTACCGTTACGTCCGCAACCCCTTCACGATCATCACGTTCAACGAGAACATGACTGACCTGGGAGGGCTTAGTGACATCAAGCTCATTGGTTCTCTTCAGGAGCGACTGAACGAGATCGACACGCTTGAACTCTGGCACGCACACACTTCGACGCCTGTGGCGATGGTCAACACTGCTTTGGTGGACAATCCCGAAGCACTGATGACGGCTCTCCAGGAAGCGAACCAACCGGGCTCGATGATCAGTGTTGAGGGTAAGGCCAACGCACCGCTAAAGGACATCATCGGCAGTACGCCGGTTCCCAGCTTTAGTCCTGAGTTCCGCGAGATGCGCGACCGGTGCAACCAAGTCATCGAGTTCGTTCTTGGTATCCCTCAGTACAGCCGGGGTGTGGTGGGCGTGGCCGATGTAGCCACCGAGGTGGCACTGGCTGACACGGCGACCCGTACGAGGAACGGACGCCGGATCAAGATGGTTGAGGACAGCGTCTCGGGGCTCGCCCAGATGATCGTAGGACTCTATGAAGAGTTTCTTGCTCCGAATACGATGCTTCCAATCCGCCTTACAGATAGCCAGCGAGTGTTGGAAGTAAACCGCGAGACGCTGTCGATGCGACCTAGGCGTAAGCCGATCGACCGTTCGCTGGAGTACGACTATGTTGCGATTCCGTACTCCCCAACGGAGAACCACCGACTGGTACAGCTCCAGAAGCTCCAGCAATATATGCCCCTGCTTCTCCAGAACCCGGCCGTAGACCAGGAGAAGCTCATTACGAAGTTGCTTGATCTTCTCGGGATGAAGGACATCTTAGCGCCACCTCAGCCGCAGGCTCCTCCAGGGGGAGCTGCACCGGGTATGCAGCCTGCGCCTGGGGGGGCACCTCCATCGATGGGGCCAGCACCGATGCCAGAAGCCGGGGGGACACGGATGACGAAGGACAATCTCGCAGCGGGGGGGCTCCCTCCCGGTATTGAACTTCCGACCGCTCCGACACCCATGGGCGGACCCGGCTATCCCGGAGGTGGGGCATGAGCACACGAGGAGGTAAGCCCTCGGCACCTAAGCCTGCGGGGGGGCGTGTCCGTAACTACCGGAAAGAGTACGATACCTATCACGGTAAGCCCGAACAGATCAGGAAGAGGTCTCGCCGCAACACAGACCGCAGAGAGGCGGAAGATCGTGTAGGTAAACTTCCGACGGGGATGGAGGTTGATCACGTTACGTCCATGAAGAACGGCGGAGAAAGTACCGTAGGGAATCTTCAGATTCTTCCGAGGAAACTCAACCGCCAGAAGGGTGCTGACGACTATAGGTTCAATTTCGTTGGACAACCGGTGGCTCCCCAGACAGAGGTGGCCGACCTGGACCTTGAAGCTGCTATGGAAATTCTCCGCAAGAGAGGGCTGGTCTAATGCCTTTGTACGACTTCAGATGTGACGGAGACTGCGGTTACTTCGAGGACATGTTCATCCCTCTGGCAAAGAAGGATGCGGCTGTCTGTCCAGACTGCGGGGGCGGCATCACGACCCGAATCGGAGCCGTGATAACGGTCGGGCCGATGCCCTCAAAGCCCTTGAGGGTAAACCAGATTGGGCGTGAGTTCACCTCGAACTCCGAGTACAAGCAGTATCAACGAGAGAATCCCGACTGCGCGATACTTAGCGCGGGCTCCTCGGAGTGGCGGAACCACATAGACCGGGCTCGTGAGAAGGCCGAGAAGACTGCCCGTAGGAAGGGCTACCGAGACCTGGCCCAACAGCACGAGCGCCGACGAGCGGAGAAGGCCAAAGCAAGCGGGCGCGTTGACAAAAAAGTTTTTGTTTAGTACACAGGTCTTGAGGTTGTAATGCCCTTGATGCGGGAATTGCTGGCACGAATCCAGGAGGCTCCCCCTCAAACAGAGGGGGAGCTGGAAGAAATGCTGGGCGAAACCGGGTATGATCTGGTTATGAAGGAGACGGGCGGCGAGGAAGATAAGGAAGAGGGTTACGAGGAAGGAGAGGAAGAAGAGCATGAAGCTCTCTGTCCTAACCACGAAGTGGGTGCCTCCGGGCTCTTACGGAAGAAGCCCGATCTGATCTTGAAGCCAGGTAACGCCCGTATCCAGATTGCCACGCTACGTGGGGAAGCAGCCGAAAACGCCTTGAAGGGCATCGCGTAAGGGAAGACACATGGTATCGACAGAAGCCCCGGGGGCGCAAGCGGAGGTGGTCCCCGTCGAAGCACCGGCAGTAGCTGATGCCTCGGTAGATTCTTCCCTTTCTGGCGAGTCAGGCGGGGACCAGCCTTCCGCTTTTCCCTCTGCGGAAGAGTTTGGTTGGGACGATTGGGACGGGGAAGTAGGAACGCTCCCCGAGCAGATCCGTCCCTGGGCCGAGCCCCTCAGTTCTCGCTATACGACACGAGCTGACGAGCGTATCGCCCAGAGCGCGGAAGACTCCTCTTCGCTCAAAGGGCTCTACGAGGCGCTTCTTGAGGGGAAGGAAGACCCTCGTGTTGCTCAGTACATGCAGCAGATCAAGGAACTCGAAGAGAAGCATACGGGCGCTCTCGGAGAGTGGGAAGGCAAGTACGGTGAGCTAGAGAAGACTCACACGACTTACCAGGCGAACGTAGAGGCGGCGATTGCGAAGGAAGCTCAGCAGTACGCCAAGCATTTCCGTGCCCAGAACGAAGACATTTTCGCGGACGATACCCTGTCAGCGACCTTCGTTGCCCTACTCGAAGAGGGCTGGGAGATGGAATCGGCAGCAGTGGCGGCACGCCTTCCGGCAGCCTCCATTCAGGCAGCACGAAAAGCGAAAGCCGATGGCGTTCCTGACGCATACGCACTTCGTTTAGCAGGTGGGGCGGAGAGCCCTGCTGCTCCGCGACCCGGAGCAAAGATCACGTCTGGTGCTACGGCTCCAGCGCGGTCCAGTGAGCAGGCGGCGCTACCGGAGAAGGTAGAGGCCACCTCGTTCCGTGATCTACGCAACCAAGTGGCGCGCACTGCGCTGAACAAGAGGGGTCGCTGATGGCCATTTCTCCTGACGTACTGGCTACAGCTCTAAATGAGCTTATGCCTGCTTACTCGGAACTTTTTGTCAAGTGGCATCCGCTGCTGGAAAAGGTTCTGACTGGCGGAAACATGGACCGCGCAAGCCTCAAGGGGCCGATTCGCGAGTTCGCAGTTGTGACCGGTGGTCCGGGTACGATTACCCAGATTTCAACGGGCACCGAGATCATCGCTGGTGGACGTTCGCAGAACGCT